CAAGAGAGTAGTTATTATAAGAATAGAATAATTTAACAGTTGTATTATTATCTACTTTTGCAAAATAACTTGCTTTATTAACTAAAGTTGAGGTTCCTATACCAACTCCAATTCCTAAATTACTATTAGAATCATAAATTATTTCTTGTCCATTAGCAAAATTATGGGATGATAAGAATGTAATCTGATATGATGTTCCAGATATAGAAGTACTTACACCACCACCATCTCCAGTCCCTCTTCCATCAAAAGATACCTCTCTGGATCTTTTAGTAATAGTTGGTTTTAAGACTGCTCCAGTACCATTTCCACCAGTAACATCGATAGATTCAACATCTTCAATATCATAATCTAAAGCATCCACATATACCTTTTCAACACTACCACTAATTACTGGTTGAAGTAATGCAGTTGTACCTGATCCAGCAACTGTTACTGATGGCAAATTAATAACATCATATCCACAACCACCATTCATTACATCAACTGATTCTAAAGGTCCATAATAAATTTGATCTAAAGATTTATAATTAACAATCTCAACACCATTAATTAACATTCCAGTTGATCCTGGAACTGTTTCTTCTCTAATACCTATCTTATTATTTGCAGGTATATCAAACTTTTTAAATATTTTTTGTGATCCAATTTCATTAAATCTATGGGAATATAAAGTGAACTTATGAGTATCCATCCCAGAACTAGGAACATCAAAAGTTAAGTAACTATCACTTCCAATAAAAACCAAAGAATTATATAATTTAATTGTTTTCTTATCAGTTAAAACTTCAACATAATATGATGATCCAGAAACTAACCCATCAAGAGCATCTAAATTTGGTTGATAATAAATTCTATCACCAGTGATAAAAGGTACATTACTTCCAAATGTTAAAGTAGTATACTGACCTACTGAGTTTTTATTAGTTAAATTTGAAAGAGAATTTATTGAAGCACTATTAATATTTTTTGTTATTTGATATGCATATGGAATAGATAATCCATTATTATTAGATGGTAATGAATTAGATGCAACATAAGCATAATCTTCATCTAATACTGTATATACGTTTTGTATATCTGAAATAAGAACATTATTACCATATTCAACAGGTACAGTTGAACTACTTACTTTATTAATTTTTCTTCTTATACTATATTCTACACCTGTAGATGGATTAAAAGAAAAATTCGATAAACTAACAGATTTTTGACCTCTAGGGATATCTTGATCTACATATGGGGTATTTGATACTGATGTTGGATATACCACCTTGCCATCATCAGATCCACCTCTTTGAAGTATCTCTATTCTATCTCCTTTTTTAAGACTAGATCTATCAATTTCACTTTTAAGAGTTAAAGTTAATGATTGACCAAAACTTTCTATTTCATAAGTTGAACTTGTGTTGTATATCCATGAATTTCCAAAAATTTCTGTATAAGTCTTATTCTGCTCTGGATTTAGAATTAATTCACCAATATTTTTGACAGAAATAGTATCATTTTCAGAAACTTGTAAAGTATCTGATATTTGTACAAAATCAGATAATACTCCAGTTAATCTTAATTCAACTCTTTTATTAACATCACCATCTTCAAATCCATAATAAATTTCATCAGATCTTATATTATCTGCGGCAGAAATTGCAGTATCTACTCCAGTACATCCTAAAAACTGATTAATAGTTTTATTAGAATATGTAATACTATTAATACCGGATATAACCATTCCGGTTTTGGCAAATCCAATTGTAGAATCAACCGAAACTACAGAAGCACCAATTGCAACTGTTTCCAAAGATTTGGTGCTTGGTGTAATATTAAATGTTCCCTGAATTGTGGATAATTCATCATATCCAATAAAAAGTGAAAGTTTAAAATATTGCTTATTATCTCTCGTAAAAGGTTCTATCTCAGATATTGATGCACTTGTTCCAGAATCGGTAGATTTTACAATTGTTTGTCCGACTAATTTTTGCGGATTACCAGAAATTACCTCTGCAATAGCAATTTCTCTTCTAACATATTCAGATGCAGATGGTTTAATTAGAAAATCTTCTAAATTGACAACTCTTGGTGTTTCTCCATAAAGAACATTGAATAATATCCTAAATGATTCATCAGTTCCTTTAGCCTGATAGAATGATTTTGCTTCTTTTATGAAATTACCAGCATTTATCGTTTCAACAAACTCTACATCTTCTAATCCTGGTGCAAAAGTATATTTTAATTTTTTATAAAATTCTTTTAAAAATAAAGAACTTAAATTCTGTACAGAATCATTTGTAATATGTTCTGCTTTTGTAGTATCTGAAAATACAAGTTCTTCTTGATTTAAATCATCATGATATGATGTAATGCCACTAAACCCACGTTGACATCCAGTAAATGTATTTGTTGTTAACCCAGTATATGTAATAATTTCATTATCAATCTTGAATAATCCATATTTTTGTGGAAATCCTTTAGTACTATTAACCGAAATTGTAGTATCTGTGGCAGATATTCCGGATGTAATATATGTACTATCTACAATTACTTCTGGAGTTAAATTATCTAATTTTAAATATTCATCTAAATTCTCAGCAATATCAACAGGTCCACCCTGATATTCCTGTGAAATATAATATTGTTTTAAAAAATCAACAGATTTAGGATTCTCCTCCAAAAGAAAGCTTGGAAGTTGATTGTTAATAATCTGCTGAACCTTAACCTTAGATTCAAATCCAGTTTGTATCATATTACTTTCTTATTAAATTCCCGTTTGAGTAGCTTGATGTATAATAATCTTTAGTAAATACAGTACCTGATATTTCATCACCAGAAGTAATTACGTCTTTTACCATATTTATTGCACTTTTTGAAATACTAAAATTCAAATACAAATCTTTCAATCCAACAACATCATTTGAATCTGGATATGCTTGTATTTCAATAATGTTATTATCAAGTTCTGTGGAAGTAATCTTTATTGTTCCCAATATAATTTCACCCTTCACATAATCAACTGTTCCAGCAGATTTTGAAATAACACGTGTTATTTCATTATTAATTGGTTTTACTATTGATATAGTACCAGTTAATCCATCTGGATTTGGTATATCTGTCAAATACACTATGCCAGGTTCTGTTGATAGTGTAAATCCAGTTGATTTAATATTATATCCCTTAGAATTTACATGAAATCTATTACCATAACATAATTCATATTGAGCAAATTGATTTATTAATGCTTTTAAATCTCTCCTAATTCGTATTTTAGTAATATTAGAAGAAATAGCAGTATCCGTATTATCAATTACTTGTTGAATTTTACTATACTTAAATCTTCCACCAAATTTGTTCATATCTATAGAATTAGAATATGATGTAAGTGAATTAATTATTTTTGTTTTTAATGTTTCTGCAGTTGTTACTTTTGCATAATCATAATAAATTGCAGAATCAACTTCAATATAAAGTATTTTAAGATCTTTTATTTTTTGATTAATTCCAGAAATACTGTACTGTTTTAATTGAGATAAAATCCTAGATTTGTTTAAATCTGAGACAAATGTACCATTTTTTGGTTTAATACTGATCGATACAGTCCCAAATTCTGGTGGATTTAGTTCTTCACCACCAACAACTGCAACAGATTCAGTATCAGGATAGATTGTTTTAATAATTGCTTCATAATCACGACTAGTTACTGCTCTATTTTGTGCAGAATAGATTCTTGGTGCAAAATATTTAACAGAATCTATAGATTCAATTTCAGATCCATTCTGAGAAGCTAGATTAGTAGTAACTCCTATATCTGTTGGATTGACAAAATTATTTTCTGTAGTCAATAAACTACCAGAAAATCCAAATCTAGATGCTCCATTACCATCTATACCACTTGTAACAATATAATTAGCAGTAATTATATTGCCATCTGCATTAATTCCAGTACCTAATTTCTTACCTATTAATCCATCTCCAAAAAATAATTGATATTTTTCATCTTGTACTTCTTGAAGAAGATAAATTTGAGATGTAGATGTTACATTAATGATATTATCTACTGCAGAATATTCTATGCCAAGTCCACTATCATTTTCTGCTTTAATATAGACTTTTAATGTCGAAGTATCGATAAATGGGTTATTAAGAATAAACTTTTGATCCAATGATCCATCATATACAAACTGTTTTGTTAGGAACGTTCCTTCATAAACGTCAATATTATCAAAAGATGCAATTCCACTGGTATTAAAAGTTTTTGTAATGTCTTCTGGAATTGAAAACATATAGGAACTATTACTTAAAGTACCAGTGCACACGAGACCCCTCTGAAGGGTTACCTGGGACGATACATCTCCAGAAGGTCTTTCTACCGTAAATGATATTTGTGCCTTTGCTGCCGTTCTAGATCGTGGTACATATCCAATATTTCTTGCCAGAGATACTACATTCTCACGTAGAGTCGCAGAGTCTAAAAAAGACTCATTAACAATCATATTTGAGTTAAATGCTGTTATATAAGTGTTATATGCTAGTGTATCGATTAAAATTGAAAAGTTAGACCCTTCAAAGTCAAAATCCGTGAATGTTGAATTAGCACGAAGATAATCTTTGATAGATGTCTTTATTTGATCAAAGTCTAGATTTGTAAATTTAGTGAAAGGCATGTTATCTTGTTGCCTCTAATAGGAATGAAAATTCTTGAGTTGGAAACTCTTGTCCAATGATATCAAATAATACTGTAACATTAAATGAATTTCGATCCGGAAAAGGATCTACTTGAACTTGTACATTATCTATTCTTGGTTCAAAGTTATCAAGTGCAATTTCAATTTGTCCTTCAATAACAGATGCTGTACCAAAATCAACAAATTCAAATAAACTACTTCTAACTTCAGACCCTAATAATGGATTAAAAAATCGTTCGGTAGGAATAGTTTCTACAATATTTCTTACAGATCGACGAATCGCATTCTCATTTTTTAATATCTGCAAATCTTGAGTAATAGGATGAGGTTCAAAAGATAAACTAATATCTTTAAATGCTCTTGATATCCTTTTAATTGTCATTGACAAGGAGTTTTTCTTTATTTATACCTACTCTCCAATAAAAAAGTGCCCCTTACGAGACACTGCGGTTATTTTCCTTGTCCTCGGTACTTCTTTCGAGCCGAGTTACGAGATGTTGACCCATATTTTGTGTGCTTTCCATTGCCTTGACGAGATTTCTTCGGATGAGTCTCAACATAATCACCACCCATAAGGCCGGTTTTTGATTTTACTGCCATAATTTAGTCTCCTATGATTTCAGTTTTAAGATCTTGTGGGTTTGGAGTGCCGGTATCATAAAATTCTTGTGATAATTCCTCCATTTTATTAAAATATTCATCCTCTGTGAGATTTTTAGAGATAATTTGAGTCCCACAGAGAATATTATACCTTTCTTTCATGTTAGTTCAAGTAATTTTAACTTTTCCTTAACACTTTCGGCAGTTGCAGTAACCTTAAATTTAACTTTGTCTCTTCGGGACAGTTCACTGAGGTTTTCTGATATCTCATACCACAGTTGTTCGTCAGTTTTCATAGAAAAATACTGTTTACTACCGAATACCATTATATAACTCGTGTTTTTTCGTGCCCTACGCGTATTCTTGGATCACACCAGATGTCGAAACCTGCCTCCTTTGCATCAAGGCAAAACGAGACATCCTCTCCACACATATCCTGTACTTCACCACTCTCGAAGACTTGCATCTTCGGTGCAAACCATGGATACTTCATCTCTTCGTGTTCCCAGACACCATTCTTAATTAATAACCATCCGAATCCGGTATAGTCTACAGTGAATGGTTTGCGACGCTTGGAGATACTTTCAACTGTTTCATGATTCATGACTCCACCATTGCTTCTGAAGTCTTCTTCATCTAACCAATGTGCAACACTTGTTGTTCTTCCATCCTCTGTGGCATACCATCCACCTACGATGTCTTGATCCACCAATACTAATTGCCAAAATTTCTCAGAATTAAAAATAATATCACTGTCAATCCATAATTGCCAATCATATTTTAATTT